CAGAGGCGGACATAATCAACTACATCAAGAATTAATTTAACCTTGATTTTGCTTATTTCTTCATTCGGACACAACCGCCTCTGTGAGCATAACCGGAGCGGGGCAAGACTCTTCATAATCAATGACCCCTAAAAATTATCACCCGCCTCGCTTCGGCCATTTAAGGGAATAGGAGACTATGAACGCGAAAGAATATCTAAAGCAATATGAATACGCAGTGAGACACATACGGATGCTTGAGGAAGAACTTGATCAGGAGACTGAACTCATCGATGCCATCAGGTCTACGTCGGACAATGACGGCATGCCTCATGGCAACGGCATCAGCAAACCAACGGAAGACAAGGCCATCAGACTCGCAGACAAGAGGATGCGACTGTTCGATGCTAAAGCTGATGCGATAGCAAAGCGTCAGGAGATATTCGACTTCATAAGCGGTATTGACGGCATCGAGGGCGAGGTCTTATTCCATCGATACGTCAATCTGCGGAAATGGGAAGAGATCTGTATCCTCGTGCACTACTCATGGCAGGGTGTTCATCTGGTACACAGAAGGGCGCTCGCCATCGTAGAAGATAGATTGAAATATACTAAGTAGTCTCACTATAGTGTAAGCAGGAGATCAGCAAGAGGGCAGATCTCCAAACCTCCATTAGTTAGATAAAGCATAAGGATCACAGAAGGGCGGACGATTCCGCTCTTTTGTGTTGGTGGGAATTATGGCACGCGGACAACATCCAAACAGCCGGAAGGCTTTAGAACAGAATAGAGAGAAGACACAATTCTGCGGTGAGTCTGCGGTGGAAAACGCCAAGAAGCGCCACGAGAAGGAAGCAGTCACAAAGGAGCTGATGCAAGCTGTTGCTGATGGCCTTGATATAGGCGCTGCTTCTGAGAAGTTTGTAGAACTGATTGAGAAGGGCGATCTGAACGCGTGGAAGCTTTGGCTTGAGTACAACATGGCAAAGCCGGCGCAGAAGGTCGAGGCGGATGTCACGCAGAACGTGATCAGGGTGACTCTCGATGATTGACCTGCATTTATCCAGGGAGATATTCAACGAGACATATCTGCCATATCTGTCGGACTACTCTCATCGGTACGAGATCTACTACGGTGGCGCTGGCTCCGGCAAGAGCGTGTTCATTGCGCAGAAGATACTCTTCAAGGCGCTCAATGATAAGCGCAAGGTGCTCATCGTAAGGAAGACGCTGAACTCACAGAAGGATTCCTGCTGGAGGCTGATGCTTGAACAGCTCAGTCAATGGCAGATAAGAGGCATGTGCAAGGTGCGTATCACGGACTATGCGATAGAGCTGCCAAATGGATCCATGCTGCTGTTCAAAGGCCTTGACGATTCAGAGCGAATCAAATCCATCGTGGGGATCACGGACATCTGGATAGAGGAAGCCACGGAACTCATCGAGGAGGACTTCGACCAGTTAGATCTGCGACTCAGAGCCAGAGCGTCCGACCTCCAGATGTTCGTTTCCTTCAACCCTATCAGCAAGGTCAACTACGTTTATCGGCGTTGGTTCGCACAGGAACCGGGCGATGACACGCTCGTAGTCAAGACCACATACAAAGATAACCGCTTCCTGCCGGATGAATACATCAAGAGCCTCGAGAAGCGGATACACACGAATCCAACGTATTACAAGATATATGCACTCGGTGAGTTCTGCTCACTTGACAAGCTGGTCTATAACAACTGGCGCGTCGAAGCATTCGAGCCACCGAAGGACGGCAAGCTGATAGTCGGCCTCGACTTCGGCTTCACCAATGACCCTACTGCCATCGTCGCTTCCATCGTGAAGGGCGATGACATTTTCGTATTCAAGGAATTCACGGGCACCGGCAAGACCAACCAGCAGATAGCGGAGATCATAACGAGCATGGGCTTCGCAAAGAGCACCATCATCGCAGACTCTGCGGAGCCGAAGTCAGTCGCAGAGATCCGCAAGTGCGGGATACTCCGCATAAAGGAATCGACAAAGGGCAAGGACAGCATCATACACGGCATCCAGAGACTGCAGGGCTACAACCTGATAGTGCATCCGTCATGTCAGAACATCATCACGGAGCTCGAGAATTATTCCTGGATAAAAGACAAGGCAACAGGCGAGTACACCAACAAGCCTATCGACATGTTCAACCACAGCCTCGATGCGCTTCGCTATTCACTGCAAGCGCTTGATCAGCATAAATTCACAGCCGTTAGCAAGGATGTACTCGGATTATAGGAGACACAAATGTATCAGATCGACAGAAACGAAGAGCTGACAACTGAACGACTCGGCAAGATACTCGCGGACTTCCAGACCCGCGAGCTGCCGAAACTAAACAAGTATTACAACTATTACTCAGGCAAGCAGGCCATCACAATGAAGCAGGCGACCGACACCGGCAAGCCGTGCAACATCGTGGTGGTCAATTACTGCTACAACATCGTAATGAACTATCTCGGCTATCTGACAGGCATCGAGATAGGCTACGACAACGATGGGGATTTCGATGAAGTCATTGACGTCTTAAAGTACAACGACGTCAAGTCGGAAGACAGCGAGCTTCTCAGGAACGCTCTGATATTCGGCAGGGCGTTTGAGATCAACTACATCGATGAAGAGGGCAAGCAGCGCTTCAGGACACTCGACCCAAGAGAGTGCATTCCGATCTATGACAACACGCTGAGCAATGAGCTCATGTACGTGGTGCGCTTCTACTCGGAGACGCCTGTCAACGAGACAAGCGAGCAGTACCGCGTTGAGGTCTATTCGGAGAACAGCGTCACGACATACCGCTCGACTATGGGCTTCTCATCGTTCGCGTTCCTGGGCGAACAGGTCCACGTATACGGACAGTGCCCGGTGACGGTGTTCAGCCTCAACAAGGAAGAGGTGAGCATCTTCGACAAAGTGATGAGCCTTCAGGACGCATACAACGAACTGCTGAGCGATGAGGTGGATGACTTCGAGGCATTCGCTGACGCTTATCTCGTGCTCAAAGGCATAAGCGCAGATGAGGATGACCTGGCATCAATGAAAGAGCACCGCGTCCTGATGATGGACCCGGATGCCGATGCGCATTATCTGACCAAGAGCATAGGCGACACGCAGATACAGAATATGCTGCAGAACGTGAATGATCAGATCCACAAGATAAGCGCGTCCCCTGACTTCAACGATGACAAGTTCATGGCGCAGTCCGGCATAGCAATGCGCTACAAGCTGGTCGGCTTTGAGAACGCTGCGAGCGCCATCGAATCGAACATGAAGAAGGCATTGCAGAGAAGGCTTGAGCTGATATGCGGCATCCTCGGCATCATAGGCGCATCGAATGAAGAGCTGTGGCGTGAAGCGCAGATCACATTCACAAGGAATCTGCCGAGCGACCTGACGCAGACCGTGCAGATAGTCAATCAGCTCCGTGGCATCGTGTCGCAGGAGACACTGCTTACGCTTCTGCCATTCGTTCAGGACGTAGGCGAAGAGATGGAACGTGTCAAAGCCGAAAAAGAAGAATCAATGGAGCTGTACAACTTCGGCAGCACAGAGGTAGACGATGACGAGGGACGAGATACGGAGACTGCAGAGAAGGAATAAGGCCTACTGGAAGCGCAGAGAGATGCGGCAGAGGGCGAGGCTGTTCGATAAGACAGTGACGGATCTCGACAAGGAGCTCGGCAAACAGTACATGCGGGTGCGTAAGGACCTCGGTCGCCTCTTCATCAGTGCCATAGAAGAACTCAAGGGCATCGACGGAGTGATAGAGCCGAGCGACCTGTACAAGGGCGGACGCTACTATCAGCTGATGAATGAGGTCAATGACGAACTCTTCCGTCTCGCATCGAAGCAGGAGAAGATGCTCGAGAGCACGCTCCTCGATGTCTACGAGAAGCAGAGCATCCTCACGGCAGGTGAGTTCGGACTGTATGCATCGGTCGACACCGAAGCAGCGAGGCTCGTTGTGAATGAACTCTGGTGCTCGGATGGTGCCGGCTTCTCCAATCGAATATGGAAGAACAAGGACTTACTTGTGAAGAGGCTCGAAGAGAGCCTTTTTGATTTTGTCTCAAGAGGTCAACCGACAGCACAGCTGACCACAGATCTGATCAGCGACCAGATGGGTCTTCCTGTCTCGGAGCTGACAAGCGTGCTCGATGATGACTTCCGCGAAGCGTACAACAACGCGAGGCGCTTAGTCAGAACAGAGACCGCCCGGGTACAGAACCGGGCAACGCAGGACAGGTACAAGGAAGCGGGCTTTACGAAGTACCGCATCCTCGCAGAGCCTGACTGCTGTGATGTATGCGCAGACCTGTCAGAGCAGGTCTTCGACATAGATGACCTCGTGATTCCGGCACATCCTAATTGCCGGTGCGCGATGGCGGCAATAACAGAATCACTTGATGAGGGGCGGGACTTGCTTCCGTAACTCGAACACAGAAAGGAAGGGCTGACAGTAATGGCAGAACTTGAAAACACCAACACCATCGGGGCAGAAGAGCAGACTTCTGAACCAACCACACCGAAGACTTATACGCAGGAAGAAGTCGATGCACTCCTCCAGAAGGAAGGCGACAGACGTGTCACCGAAGCGCTGAAGAAGGCGGAGCGCAAGCAGGCGGATAAGGCAAAGGAAGCAGAGAAGCTCGCAAGGATGAACGCGACAGAAAAGTATGAGTACGAACTCGAACAGCGTGAGAAGGCGATCGCTGAAAAGGAGAGGGCGCTCACACTCGCGGAAAACAAGAACGAGGCGAGCAAGATTTTAGCAGAGAAGGACATTGACCTCGGGCTCGTCGACTTCGTTGTGGCGGAAGACGCCGACACGATGGCAGAGAATATCAAGAAGCTCGACAAGGCCATCAAGGCAAGCGTAGCCAAGAGGCTCGCGGGCAAGTCACCGCAGAAGGCGCCTGAGCAGAATGAGGGCATCACAAAAGAAGCCTTTGCGAAGATGACGCTCGCAGAGCAGAACGCGCTGTATGTCAATGACCCGGAACTGTACAGGAAACTCACACAGTAAAGGAGACTAAACAATGTCAAACACACCATATGAAAATTTTGTACTCGAGAACAAGTACGAGAGCATCCTGCTCACAAAGGTAGACCTTGCAAACTACCTCACAGCTGACTACTCGCTTTCCGAGAATGCCGGCATGAAGAAGACAATCCACAAATACAAAGCAACTGGCTCTGTTGAGGATCTCGCTCAGGGCGTAGGCAACAGCGGAATCTTCGAGGCTGCTTATACTTCGAAGGACTACACCGTAGGCGTAACTCAGGGCAAGGGCGTTTACTACGATGAAGAGGCCATGAAGGACCCTGTTATCGTTGACACGATCATGAAGGGCATGGCTGAGGAGATGGTCAACGACTTCACTCGCAAAGCTATCGCTGAGATGAAGGACGCTGACAGGACTATCGAGTGCGACTTCAGCACAGCTTCCGCAGGCTACCTCTTCGGCAAGATCGTAGATGCTGCTGCACTTCTCGGCGAGGAGGCTGAAGGCTACTCACTGCTCATCAGCCCTAAGAACCTTGCATACGCAAGAAAACAGCTTGGCGATGACCTGAAGTACAGCGAAGGCTTCGTAAGAACAGGTTATGTAGGCTCCATCTGCGGATTCCCTGTAGTAGTGAGCAAAGCTGTTCCTGATACATGCGCATTCCTTGTTAACCGCGAGGCTGTCACCCTCTTCATCAAGAAGGGCACAGAGGTAGAGCAGGACAGAGATCCTGACCTCAGGAAGAACCTGATGTACATCAGAAAGGTCGCTGTTGTAGCACTCACAAACGAGAAGAAGATCGTAATGCTCGGCCAGGCACAGAGCACAGCCTGCGCAATCACTACTTACACAAAGAACGCGAAGACGATCGCCGGCACATGCGGAACTGACTGCACAAGAGTCGACATCTTCCTGGACGGCGTACAGGTAGGAAGCGCAACACCATCGAGCGGAAGCTGGACATTCACAAATTCAGCCAACCTCACTGCAGGCCAGAAGGTAGACGCTAACGCATACGCACCTGGCAAGGCTGTGAAGGCTGCAACACAGGTAACTGTCGCATCTTAATGCAGGGAGGTAGCGCATGCTTGAAAGAATTAAACTGCTGTTGAATATCACAGATGACTCAAAGGATGCGCTGCTTAATGAGCTCATCGACAACGCTACGGAGTTCGCACAGAACTATATCAACAATGACGATGCTCTTGATTATCTGACGGGCACGCTCATCGCTATGGTCATTTACGACTACAACAGGATGGGCACCGAGGGGATGACTTCCGAGAACTACAGCGGGGTCAGCTTCGGATATGCGTCCGGCTATTCAGATGACATCATGAAGCAGCTGAAACGCTACAGGAAGGTGAGAGTGATATGACCATCACAAGGGAACTCCAGAGCGCAACGATAAAGACTTACGGCTCGAACGTAGACAGATACGGTCAGCTGATCCCAAGCGAGAACACACGCACGGCAGACATAGCGTTCAAGGTCTACGGACAGCAGAACGTCCAAGACCCTCGCTATGTCGATGTCGAGGCGGTCGGGCTCACTAAAGACACAAGCATCGTCCCGGGCGAGGTCATCACCTTCGCCCAGGGCGACTATCGTGTTAAGTACGTGGTGCCGACATCCCGCTGGCAACAGCTCATGTTGGTGAAGCTATGAACATCGAGTTCGTAAACATCAACGAGGTCGTCGCAAAGGTCGAGGGCGTGGAGAATCTTGACCTCCGAAAACCACTGCTCAAAGTCGGAAACGATATCGAGACACAGGCGAAGGAGAACTGCAACGGACGTTTCAACGAGCCTACAGGCACATTGAAGCGGAGCATCAGAGCGGAGCTGAAAGGACGCAACACCGTCGAAGTAGGCACCAACCTCGAGTATGCGGCCTATGTCGAGCACGGCACCGGCCTGTATGCGTTCGATGGTAAGGGACGCGCTTCATCTTCGGAGCATCCTATACCGTGGACGTACAGAGGAAGCGATGGCAGATTCTATACTACCTACGGACAGAGGCCTAAGCCTTTTCTCATCCCGGCATTCAACAGCAAGAAGCACAATCTGATCAAATACATCAAGGAGGAATACGATGATAGATTTTGACCCTAATATTGTGGAGGCGCTGTCCGTCATCCTTCCTACCTATTACGAGAACTTTATCACCCAGAACATCACGCTTCCGTGCATCACGTTCGTAGAGAACAACAACAGCTCATATCTTGAGGGTGACACGCTGAGATACTCGCATCTGAACTACACGATCAAGTTGTGGATGGATGACAAGAACCAGCAGAGCTATCTCGCTGAGATAGACACCACCATGAAGGGCATGGGCTTTATCAGAAACTCGACTAACGAGATAGTAAACGGCAGAGTGATAGAGAAAATAATGGACTACGAAGCCATTGGCTTCGAGGAAGGAGAATAAACAATGGCAGGAACTCTTTCACAGGGCATTAAGCTCAGCTACAAGTCAGGAAGCGGTTCAAGCTTTACAGATCTGACCAACCTGCAGGAGATCCCTGATCTCGGCGGCAGCGCAGACTCCGTAGAGGTAACTACACTCGCGGACTCCGCGCATATGTACATCAACGGTCTTCTCGACTATGGTGACAGCCTCGACTTCACATTCCTGTATGACAAGACTCAGTTCACGACTCTGAACGGTCTGTCGGGATCTGTCAGCTGGAAGGTGACTCTTCCGGGAACAGGCGGAGCGACTGCGACATTCGACGCAGAGCCATCCGTAAGGCTTAACGGCGTAGGCGTTAATGACGCTATCACATACACGCTGTCACTCAAGCCATCGGGCGCTATCACATGGGCATAGCATAACAAAGCATTGGGGGAGCGCTTCGGTGCTCCCCTTTTATTTGAAGGAGGAAGAAAAATGTATACAGAATTCACAGCCGGAGAAAAGACTTACAAACTCGAACTCAATAACAGAGCGGTGCTGCAGCTCGAGAGAGAGCTCGGCTACAACCCTCTGCAGATGTTCATGGGCATAGACGAGGACGTGCTGCCTAAACTTGGTGACATGCTCCACGTCCTGCATCGTTCCATGACAGCATACAATCACGGCATCAGCTTCGATGACACGGCTGATATCCTCGAGGACTACTTCAAGGATGGCAAGACACTGTGGGATCTCATCCCTGTACTCATCACCGTGTTTCAGGAGGCGGGCTTCCTGCCGAAAAACGAAGAACCTGATGCTGACTCAAAAAACTAACTGACGAGGAGCCTAAGCTCCTCGAACCTTACTTGATGGAGCTCCGCGACAACAGTCTTGTAGCGGGCATCAGCGAGGCTGAATTCTGGGAGATGACAGTCGGCGAGGCAGTGCGTGCGTGCGATGCATACACCGACCGCAGGAAGGATATGGCATACTTCGCCTACACGAACGCGATGGCGATCGGCGGGTTCATTGCCTCGATGTTCTCATCGGGAAGCCCTCCGACGATAAGCGAGATCTACCCGGAACTGTTCCCTGAGGAAGAACAGGAAGAAGTGAAGCAGGAAATCGAGCGCGAGATCCGCATGACGAGATCAGAAGCGAACTTCATCAAATTTGCTACTGCATACAATCAAAGGTACGAAGCAAATGGCAACAGAAAATCTGAAAGTGAAAATAACGGCTGACGCTACGCAAGCGAAGGCTGAAATAGGAAAATTCAAAAACTCATTGAAGGATACTGTCGGATCAGCAGAGTCGGCAGCCGCTTCAGTGAAGAAGCTCAAAGTCGCACTGGGTGCGCTGGCTGCGGTCAAGGTCGCCCAGGCAATGGTCAAGAACGCCATCAGCGTAGCGGCAATGGGTGATGAGATAAAGGACAACGCTCAAAAGGTCTTCATGGGCACCACAGCCTATCAGGAATGGGGCTACGTTCTGAAGCAGAACGGAGTCGAGATGGGCGCCCTCAAGATGGGTATGCGCAAATTCGCGCAGGAAGTGGCGAGCGGTTCGCCTGTCCTTCAGAAGTATGGCATAACCGCCACGGATGTCGACACGGCATTCCAGCAAGCGGTCGCAACGATACAAAACATGTCGAGCGAGACGGAGCGCATAGCGGCAGCGACTGAACTGTTTGGCACCAGAGCGCTCGAGCTCATGCCTGTGCTGAATCTGACAAATGCAGAGACGCAGAACCTCATGGCGACATACAGAGCGATAGGCGGAACGATGTCGAACGAACTGATAGCGGCATCCGATGTATGCACCGACTCGATACTTGAGATGAAGATGGCATGGCAGGGACTGAAGAACGTCCTCGCTGCTTACATCATCCCTATCATCACAAAGGTCGTGCAGTGGATCACCATCGCTATCGCCTACGTGAGGATATTCCTGAAGGCGCTCTTCGGCATCAAAGAGACCTTCGGAGGCAAGAGCGGAAACAGTAAGAAGTCTCTCGCCGGCACATCACAAAGCGTTGCGACCAACACAGGGAGCACCGCAAACAACCTCAAGAAGGCAGCCAAACACGCGAAAGAACTCAAGCGCACGATGATGGGCATCGATGAGCTGTCAAGACTTGCGGAGAAGGCCACGGCTGCAGCAGCATCCGGCGGAAGCGGTGGCGGAGGCGGTAGCGTTTCGACTCCTGCCGTTTCTGTGGGTGATCCGGGCACGTTCGACGGCATCATCAGCGAGGAGACTACCAAAAAGCTCGAGGACTTCGAGAAGAAAATCGAGGGCATCAAGGACAAACTCAACGGTGCCTATCTGATACTCAAGGGCATTACTGAGATAGCGTTCGGCGATCCTGTACAGGGATTCAAAGACCTCAAGGAAGGCATCGAAAAGCTGTTCCCTGGCATCGATGACTTGAAAGCCAAATGGGAAGACCTGAAGGAAAAATTCGCTGAGAAGATAGCTGAAGCGAAAGTCGTTATTCTGGATAAATTCTCAGCCACATGGGACAAAATAACGAAAGCATGGACAGGCTTCAAACAAGGAACCAAGAACCTGACTCTGCAGATCGTAGACAAATTCTCAGGGACATACAAGAAGCTCAGAGAGTCTTGGAACGATGTCAAAGGCAAATTCAAGGCAAAGAAAGTAGCACTGACACTGAAACTGACTGACAAATTCTCAAAGGCTTGGAAAAAGGTCAAGGATAAATGGAACGGGGTCACGAGCAAGACCGCTACTATCACGATCGGCTTCAAAGACCTGCTGAAAAAGGGATATAACTCAATCGCAAATGCAATACAGACAGCGAGAGGCAAGTCAGGCGCCGCTGGCGTAGCGGCAAGAGCTGTATTGCCAGACCTCAAGCCTTTGGCTAAAGGCGGCGTATTGACAATGCCTACCGCTGCGCTGATGGGCGAATACGCAGGTGCGAGATCCAACCCAGAGATCGCTACACCTCAGAGCCTCATGTACGAGACCATCCAGAGGGCAAACGGCGACCTCGTGACAGCGTTCGCTTCCATGACAAGGCAAGTGATAGCCGCCATCGAAGACAAGGATCTCGACGTAAGGATAGGCGACGAGGCGATAGCACGCTCTGCTCAGCGTGGCAATTCAGCATATAAGCGCAGAACCGGCACGGCTCTGATCAGCGGATAAGGAGGGCAACAAATGGCACTAACAAATAAAGGCTGCTTCAAGATAGATGACGGCACGAACTCCGTCATGGAATTCAAGCCGAAGAGCCTCAAAGTGACATATGACTCGCTGGCAACGGCGAACAGCGGACGCTCTGACGATGGCACTATGGTCATCAACTGGGTGCGTAAAAACATCAGGAAGATAGAGATAGAGATGCCGCCAATGAAACCGGCACAACTCCATTATCTGCTCATCCGTGTAAGCGGTAAGAAGTACGACATGACATTCTACGACCCTCGCACTGATGCAGAGATCACCGTGCAGATGTACACATCGAACTCAAACGGCGAATGCTACAGCGGTGTGCTGTATGGCGGACTTTATCAGGGCGTTCAATTCTCAGCAATAGAGGTGTGATATGGCGAACACATTAACATTTGCGAATCAGACCATAACCGATGCAAACATCTTCGGAGGTATCAACTTCGTTGTAGATCTGAACATCGAAGAAGAGTTCACTATCGGCAATACTGCCTCTGCATCGGTGTCCTTCGACACTGACATCCAGCTTCCGCTGTACACAAAGGACAGCACAAACGGACAGTTCATTTGGGAGCAGGACGGAGTCGCAAGGGGCAGATATTACATCACAGAAGTGACGAAGATGGCGGGCAGATACACTATCACGGCATATGATGCCATGTGTCTGCTCGGTGCTAACGTGTCAGCGCTGGGCGTGGTTCCTCCTGCCACGGCTTCAGTGCTGGCCAACAACATAGCAGCATACATGGGGTGCACGGTCTCCGGCACGATAAAGAACGGCTCGCTCAGTATAAGCGAATTCGAGGATGACCTGACTATCAGAGGCCTTCTCAGTTACATAGCAGAAGCGAGCGGATGCTCGGTGAAGATAGACAATGCTGATCATCTCTGCTTCATGTACTACGCTGACAGCGGTATCACAGTATCGGCGAGCGAGTACATAGCACTTGAAGTGGCGGACTACACTTGTGCCGCCATCGACAACGTGACCATCTTCAACAGCGAGGGCGAGATCCAGGCGACAGCAGGGAGCGGATCTAACAGCCTGTATATCGGGCAGAACCCATTTCTTGAAGAGGCAACTAATACCCACGCAACAAATATCTATAACTCAGTCAAAAACTTTGTATATGCTCCGCTGACTTGCGAGATGTTCGAGCGTAACGGCATCGAAGTGGGCACGATAGCAACATTCGGCGGTGTGCCGACTCTGGTCATGCACATAGACTCAGGTGAAGGCGGCACTACAGTGTCATCTGTCGGCTCTGATGCCAGGGCGGGCTATAACAAGGACATCATAACTACTGTGAACGAGACCAGGGCGATAGCGGTAGATGCTCAGGCGGCGGCGGCATCGGCATCATCTGCAGCCATAGACGCGCAGAACGCCGCATCTGCCGCACAGTCTCAGGCATCAGCAGCGGCTTCTGCCGCTTCATCGGCACAGTCACAGGCATCGGCGGCTGCGTCTTCAGCTTCTGCCGCTTCGTCTGCAGCAAGTGCCGCACAGACATCGGCAAACAGGGCACAGGCATCAGCTGACAATGCCGGTGAATATGCTGCGCGTGCGCTTGGCAATCTTGCATCTGTTCAGTCGGTAGCGGAGACACTGGCATGGATAACCGCACATGGCACGATGACGCTTACGACGGACACGGCACTTGATCCAAGTCATGTGTACTTTGTTCGTGATACAAACGGTGACTATACTGTCGGGTCTTATAAGTATTCGGTGGTATCGGAGCCAGTACTGGCAGACATCAGCACGTACTACGAACTTGGCATTGACGAATCGCTCAACAACTACGTGGCGACTCATTTGGCTGTTGACTCGGAGGGCTTGTGGATTATTCCAGATAGCGGAGGAAACAAGGTTCTTATTGCTACTGGAGGAACAGGGCATACTTACGAAACGGCTGGTACGTATATCGTCAGCGGTAGCACAGTTTTGGCATCGTTTACGGCTGACGGTGCGCAGATTGGGCAAGATGGAGATGTTCACATAATAATTGACGAAGACAGTTTTTCAATGGTGGACAGTAATCGCACAGAATTTGCCCATATGGGTTCACCAATCGGAGCGCAAATAACTGACACGTTTATTTACTCGGACACTTCAGTGTTCACTCTGTCACAGACCCCGAGCGGTGCAATTACAGTAAAAATAAATGGCATTACGACATCGAGTTTCTCGGTCAGTGGAACAACTCTGACGGTCACGGCAACGCTGGCAGAAGGCGATGAGGTTACGGCACAGTATGATACTGCGGCTGAAATCAAGTATTACACAATGGGTGTTAGGAGCGGAGACACTGGAGAATATTCAGTGGCAGAAGGAAATAATGTAATAGCAAGCGGAAGCTATTCTCACGCCGAAGGGTTGGATACAGCGGCAAGAGGGAATTGTTCTCACGCCGAGGGATGTGACACAGCAGCAAGTGGGGAAAATTCTCACGCTGAGGGGTCGGCTACAAGGGCAAGAGGGGACGATTCTCACGCCGAGGGATACTACACATATGCAATCGGAAGCTATTCTCATGCCGAAGGGGTGGGTACAAATGCAATCGGACGCTATTCTCACGCAGAAGGGTCAACTACAACGGCAAGCGGAAGAAATTCTCACGCAGAAGGGTCAACTACAACGGCAAGCGGAAATGAGTCTCATGCTGGTGGGTGTGTTACTATTGCACAACGAAAATCACAGACAGCAATAGGAGAATACAATGAAGCAGATACACAGGGTGCAGATGGCACAGAACGAGGCAAGTATGTTTTTATCATCGGCAACGGCACATCAGACTCTGCACGATCCAACGCCTTAGCTGTAAAATGGGACGGCAACGTAGAAATGGCGCTCGACACATCAGCGACGTCGGGCACTGATAAAGAGATATATGACGCATTGGTTAGTCTCGGTTGGGATAGTGACGTGATTGTTTAGGGGGTGATTTGATTGTTGGATGTAAAGAAACTATTAGCCAAACTGCTCAATTGTAACCACGTCATCACAGAAGGAACGAGTGGCGAATGGTCTTATAGAAAGTGGAGCAACGGACGAATCGAAGCGTGGGCAACGCATGCGTTCGGCAGCCAAACAGGAACCGCATGGGGCGGTCAGTATTACAAAGACGTGACGCTGTCACTTCCGAGCGGTCTTTTCTCATCCGCTCCGAAAATTTATGCCGTATCTGCGAATCAGAGCTGGATGGCTTATGGTGCGTCAGCGACTACCTCGACCATATCGTTGAGATCATTGCGTAACGCAAACAATGCAGCAGCCATGACCATCAACTTCTACGTGGTGGGCATATAACACATAACGAAAGGGGATAACATGAAACTGACTAACAAGCAGTACGACATTCTGAAGTGGGTCGCATTGGTCGTAATTCCGGCAAGTGCGACTCTCGTTTTGACCGTCGGAAAAATATGGGGACTTCCGTATTACGATAACATAGGCGCCACGATCAGCGCCATCGGTCTCTTTCTCGCTGCCATCATCGGCGTCAGCTCATCCACATACACGGAAGAGATGACAGAGGCAGAAGCGAACGAAACGATAGAAGAATTTGAACTTGGGGAGGACGAAGATGGGGAAATATAAAGTAGCGCTCCAGTGCGGACACGGTCGCTCCGTGGATGGTTCATGGGACTGTGGCACGGCATACGGTGGTTACACGGAGGCAGCGCTCATGCTTCCGATAACCAAGAGTGCGGTCAAGTATCTGAGGTCATACGGTGTGGCAGTTATCTCCGATGCGGATAAAAACAACAACAGAAACATGATATCGGATGTGCGCTGGGCGAACAGTGAGAAGTGCGACATCTATGTATCAGTCCATTGCGACTACTACAAGGCACCGAGCGGAGTCATGCCACTCTATGTATCGAGCGGTGGGAAAAAACTCGCCACAGCCTTAAATAACGCTGTTAAGAGCGGTATGGGAATGAGGTCTCGTGGTGTGGTCAGAAGAACCGACCTCTGGGAACTGAACGGAACCAATATGGTGGCGTGTATCCTCGAGACTGGTTCCATTAAAGCAGACATCAAGACGCTCAAGAAGGTGGACGCTTACGGCAAGTGCATCGCTAAGGGCATATGCGACTATCTTGGTGTAGCAACGAAGGAATCCAAGACGGAGCCAAAGAAGACCACTCCGCCAAAGGAACTGTATCGAGTCCGCAAGTCATGGAACGAGCCAGCGACACAGGTCGGAGCTTTCGAGAATCTTGAAAGCGCAAAACAGTGTGCGGACGTTAACCATCTCAATGTCTACGCATCCAATGGCAAACTAGTCTACAAGAGCGTCAAAGCC